TCCATAACTTGTTGACCTTTTGAACTAGCTGTCTTTTCTAACATTCTTAAAGGTGGTGCATTATAAAAGCCGTACTCATGAAAGTAAAAATAAAAACCAGTCTTATCTCTTGCTGAAAATTTACCAGTAACTCTAGGTCCTATAAATACACTAGGCTTTAAGCCTCCTTTTGTTTTACCATTTATAATAGCAACAGATTTTACAAGTTGTCCAGTTTTTTTTTCTTCTGCACCAGCTCTAGTTGGTTTTATATCAGTTTTTATATTACTTCTTAATTCACTTCTCAAAGGTGTTGCAGACTTTCGCAAAGCACTTCTTAAAGTAGCCCTTAACTTAGTATCTGAACTAGGAAATAATCTATCTAAATCTTTAATGATTTGTTTTAGTTCTTTCTCATCTATTTGTGCTGATACTATCATTACTCTAATTCTATTTTATGAGATTCTAAAATCTTTTTCCATTCATCCTTATCTAAATACATCTCTATCTTTGTTTCCTTAGTTGATAAAACTTGGATAGGATTTACAACGCCATAGCTCAATACTTTGTCATCCTCATCAAATATTATCCAATAAGTATCAACATCAGGTTTTTTTATTTTATCCATTTCTTTCATTATGCTGTTCCTCCATCTGTTATAGTCCAACCTTTATTAACTAAAGTAGTTCTAGCTGCTTCAGCCTCACCACCACCAGTAAACTGAGAAGTCCCAAAGTTTATAGTCACACCACTATTGACATCCTGAGCTGCCCATCCAATAAGAGTAGCATCATAGTTAGCTGTAGATAAACCTGAGCCTCCACCAAAGAAAGTTAATTGATTACCAGTCAAAGCCGTAACATTCCATGAAGCTAGAGATTTGTCGAAAGCAGTTGCACCTGAGAACATAGTCACAGCCGTTGTCAAACTACTTACATTCCACATTGATATATCTTGATTAAATACAGTATTTACTCCGAACATTGAGCCAGTATTTGTAACTGAAGATAAATCCCATTTTGACAAACTTTTGTTAAATGGTGTACTCTCAAACATACTAGATAAATTTGTTGCCTTACTTATATTCCAATTATTACATTCTTGATTGAATTGGCTACCATGAAAGAAATCACTAAAATTAGTTATATTGCTTACATCCCAGTTATCAACTACTCCATTAAAGTTAGTGTCTTGGAATGTGCTTGTAGCGTCAGTTGTATTAAATTGTAAATTATCAGTAGCACTAGAAGTTAAATTAGTACAATCTTTAAAAGCTAGACTGTCTTGAATAATCAAAGGTCCATAAGATTTTATATCCAAAATTTTTAATGTGTCAATTCTTCCAAGATTCCAACCTCCAGTATCAATAAATGTATTAATCCCACTAAAAACTCCTTTAATTTTTATAGTATATGTTCCAGCACTAGAGTAAGTGTGCAATCCGTTTGCATCATTGTAAGTCGTTATAGTGTTGGTACTACCATCTCCCCAGTCGACAACGAAGTCATAAGTTCCTGAAACTCTTGTTGGTAGTCCGTACTGAGTAGCTGTAGAGCTTCCAGTACTTGTATTATTTGTATTAATTGTATATTCAAAGAAAGTATTGACAGCACTTAAATCTATGACATCATTTTGTTCTAGTTTTAAAAGCATTGCATCTTTTCTTCCTATTTCTTGAATACTTTTTATAGAATAGTTAGTTGTGCCGTTACTTATAAAGTATTGTGGTGAAGTACCTATATCTGTTCTGTATCTTATAAGACAATCGATTGTATCTTCATTTATCAAAGCATCTGCATCAAAAGATGTTTTTCCACCTTTGAATATAAAATTACCTAAGATAGTAACAGATGTTTTAGTAGTAACATCTCTCTCGCCATATTCGTTGGTTGTGAATACTTGTTTATAGAGCTTTAGTTTTCTATCTAGTTTGCCGATTATCATAGTTCAAGCAAACGATAAGGAGTTAATAAATGATTAACCATTAAAGGCAATTCACTTGCAATAGTTCCAGTAACAACATCCTGTCTGTTTTCGAAGTAACGGCCAATAATTACATAAATAGCCTGAATTATTGGAGCTGGAATATCACTTGCAGAAGCACCTACGATAAACTCAACCTCAACAGCGTTAGGTCTCTCGTATGTATTTGGGAAGTCCCCATCTTCTGACTGATAGATTCTTCCAGGTCTTATCTTAGTATCTACATCATAATTAGATGTTGCTAAAGTTTGTAAAGCGTTACTTGTATCATAATACTTTATATGTGTAACACTAGCGACCTCACCTATTTGTAAATCAATATAAGGAGGAAACTCATCATAAAATATGTTGAATGTTTGAGTGATTAATCTTCTTCTAGTAAATTCTTCAACCATACTTGTCGCAACATTTATCAATGATGTAATATAAGTATTATCATCATCAAAGTCTGAATCTATCCTTAAAAATGACTTAGCTTCTGCTAAAGATATAGGAGTAGTAGTTGGCGCAGTTTTTAAAACTAGCTTACCATAAGTCACATAATCTGAATATGTAAAAGCATTAAAGTTATAGTTGTAGTATTCCATTTAAAAAAAATTAATGGAGGGGCGATTAAACCCCTCCGTTAAAATAACAAATTAAGATGTAGTTTGTATTTCTACAAATGCAGTTCCATTGTCAACAGCGTTACCATCAACTAATGAAGTAGCAATCATTCTACCGACCCCACTTGCTGCTGAGGTGAATGGGTCAAACAGAACATCCAATCCACCGAACTGTGCAATGTGTACTCTTGAGAAATCACCAAATAAAACAGAATCAAAGTTACTTGCTTTATTACCTACATTTGAAGATACAAAGCTAAAGTAAGAATTGATAGTTTTTTCTCTATTGTCATAGATTGGTGAAACATTAGCAACTTGAGGCAAAGCTTTAATAACAGCTAAAGCGTCAGCGTTACATAGATAAGCGAATCTACCACCTAATAAAGGTACATTGTTACCTAATACAGTTGATTCCATTGCTAAAAGAGCAGCAGCATCAAGAGTAGCACCACCATCAGCAGCATCAGCTAAGATTGATGCTGGACCACCATCTGTATTATCAGCAGCAGCTAATAAGTTTTTTTCTAATTGAGCAGCTACAGAAGCAGCCATATTTCTACGAATTGCAGCTTCTACACCAGCATTTTGAGTCATAGCCTCAGCAGAAATCTCAACAATAGAAATACATTTCTGAGGAGAAAGTGTTAAACTTGAAGCAGAACCAGCAGCAGAAACTGAGCCTCCAGTTTCACCAACGAAAGTAGTAGTTATTCCACTTATAACTGGGAACTTCATATTTGTTACACCTGAGTAGTAATTTGCCCCAGCCGATGCTAACACGAGATTAGCTTGTAACTGGTCTGTAAAACTCATTGTTTCTACTTCGTTGACATTAGAAGTTGTGATTGCTCTTGCTTCTAATACAGAACTTGGTATTGCAATACCTTTATACATTTGTCCAGTATAACGAGCCTCTCGTCTTGCTTCTGTGTCCATTTCTTTTACTAATCCCTCAAGCTTACCTGAATAAGCAGCCTTCATAGCATCTTGGAAAGAGTAATCTCTTAACTCTTTTGGAGTGTTTTCTGTTACTTCTTTAACAGCTTTAGCAGCTTGAAGTTTTTCAAAAGACTCAGCTCTTTGAGCCATTCCGTTTAACTCCTCTACTTTTGAATTTAAAGAATCGAAGCTTACTTGCTCATCAGAAGTCATGTCACGACCTTCAGCAGAAGATACTAGACTTTCCATCTTTTCAATAACCTCAGCTCTTTCTTCTTTATAAAGTTTTGATGTTTTCATTTTATAGAAAATTAATATTAATATTTATTTTTTAAGATTTTCAAGCGCATTTCATTGAGGCTGCGCTTTTTTAAATCTTGATTATCTTTTTTAGCCTCTATATTTTCTTCTTTTGACTTCCATTCCTCTAGTGAGCGTAAAGCGACAGCACTACTAGCTTGATTGTATGCTGGATATGTGACGGAACTTACATCGTAAAGTTGAGATACCTTGTCGATAGTTCTAATATTCATTCCGTCTTTAACCTCCCAACTATCTTCTTCAACAGTAAAAGCAAAGCTAGACTGACTTATAGTTCCGTTTTTTAATAGTTCCATTAAATCTCTAGCTGTTGAAGTATTAGGCAAATCAGCTTCATATCTTAAACCTTTCTCATCAACAGAAAGTCTTAGAGTTCCGTTAGTAGTTCTAGCTAGTATTAAATTAGCATCGTGATTAACTAGAAATCTTACATCATCCTCAAGTCTACCTTCAAAAGCTTTAGGAGATATAAACTCTCTAAAACCACCTAAGTCATTAGACATAGAATTAAAGACAGCACCATAGCCTACAACAGTTGGCTTATCGCCATCCATTCTTAGCTCTAAGTTTTGAACATCAAAAGTCCTTACCTCAGCGTTAGGATTGTTTCTCATGTATAATGGTTTTTTCATTTCATCCTCATCATGTTCAGGAGTGTGGTCACTCATGTCTTTATCTTTTAAAGCTTCCTTAGCTTGTTCGTGATTTTCAAAAGGCATAAATTGAGTAACTCCGTCTATAATATGCTCATGTGAGCCACTTCCACCAAGTTTCTCAGCTTCAGCCTCAGCTTCTTCTTTTGTGTCGTATAATGGTAACTCTATACCATCAACAATCATTGAGCCAACTTTTCCTCTTTTTTCATCTTCATCATAATGATAACTATCTTCCATTTCATCCATTAGCTTATCATAAGTAATGATAATTGAGTCATCTGTTTCCTCAATTTTCTTAATGTGTCTTAAATCATGCTTTTTCATAAATCTATTATTTTCTTCCATTTCTTTTTTTACTGGATGATTGTCAGGAAGTAAGTCTGTGTCGTGCTTACCACCTTGAAATCTACCTTTTTTAAGAGCAAATAAAAACGAATTAACTCTCGCCATGGCCCACATCTCAGGACTTTTGACATTAGGTCTAACTGAGCCAGGATTAGTGTTATATGCGCCAACGCCTCTCTCAAATACTTTAACAAGTTCAGCGTAAGTCGTACGCCCATTCCAAGCTAAATCAAGCTCTTTTATTTCTTCATTATGTTTTTCAACTTTATTTTCTAATCCTTTTTTTACTTTTGCGCTTACTTGATTCTCCTCTTTCTTACCCTCTAGCTTTTTAGTAAGTTCTAAAATTACATCTTTCATACCTTGCTCTCCTAGTGTTCCAATAGTTCCCCATTTAATCTGAGCAACAACTCCACCAACATTTGATAAATTAGGCTCAGTATCTCCTTTGAATTGTTTACCATCTTCAAAATGTCTTTTTATCCAAGCTTCTCTCTCTTTTATCCATTCTCTAATGGCTTCTGTATCTTGTCCATCTCTTGCTCTACCCCATAACATAAAAGCCTCATTCCCTCTTATATTACCTCCAGCCTTCCATATTTCTGGAGTTTGTTCTTTTATAGTTTTAGCAAAGTCATAGTCAAACTGAGGCTCATCACTATTTCTTAAACTAATTTTTTTATCATCCCCTTTATTTGGGAAGTCTGTTTGTCTTTCCTCATCATCTTCCAACTGAGCATAACAGACAGCGAGTCTTTGAGAGTTGTCATCATACTCTTTCATAAATTCATCAGACATACATCTCTCTATGAATTCCTCGTTTGTTTCGTCTGTTTGTTTAGTCGGTATCGGCATTATCTTCTTCTTCTATGTCGCCAATAGGCGCAAAATTTAACGGCATAAACAACTGGTCGCCTTCAGGTCCTACTCTATTTAAGTCCTCCATTCTTCTAACTTCATTGATAGATAAAGCACCTATAGAAGTCATCTCTCTATAATATTGCGCCCTACTAGAACTATCACCTCTTAACAATCCTTTAGCATCTATCTTTATTGTAAATATACCGAACTCCTTTTCTCTAAATAACTTTCTATTAAGCTCTTGCTCTATCATTACCATATAAGGCATCAATGTAAATCTTACAAAGTCAATAGACAAAGCTTCTATACTATTATAGTTTGCAGCTCGTTCGAGATGTCCAATCAAACTTAGGGGGACTTTGAACGCTCTCGCCACTTCCTCTATTTGGAATCTACGAGTTTCTAAAAGCTGATACTTATTAGCATCAATGTTAGTTTGCTCGAATGTCATACCCTCCTCTAAGATAGCAGTCTTACCAGCAACAAATGAGCCTGAATAATTTTGATTCCAAGAGTTTTTCAATCTTGCTACGGCTTCTTTACTTAATTTACCAGGATGTTTTATAACTCCACCAACTTGAGCCGAGTTGCCTAAATAACTATTAGCCGTATCATTTGCAGCTATTGAAGTTGCTATTGTTGTATTTTGTGCTTTTAATACGC